CTAAAGCAGATTTTGCTTTAACTAAATTGTCAACATATTCTTTCTCAAATGGCAATACAGCATCCCATTCAGGTTCTGTTACAGCACCTACTCTACCAATAAGTAAAGGATCAGCTAAAGCATATGTCAAGTTAAAGTCACTATCTGCAAAGTGCATTTTAGTGCATAGATTTCTATTTTTTTCTAAATTAAATAGCAAGTCACCGGAAGTGATTCCTATCAAGTTTAGTAGTTTTTTAGTGTCAAAGATAGCTAGCTCACTGTCTTCAATGTCTATATTGTTGTGAGTGATTTTACCTATTACCTCTTTAGAAATTGACATAAAGTCAATGGTTAGGGTTTTGTCTTTGATTTTCCACTTGACGGACTCGTTCTCGCCCAAGTAGTATTTGTTTATAACCGATTGTATAATTAACTTATTTACCATGTGTTAAATGTATGAAATATTATTTAAATATCCTAGTTGAATGTAAAAAATTGCGTTTTATATGAATTCAAATTAAAGTCCCAGCCAATATCACTATACACGCCCTCTAACTTGTTTCTCATGATCCCATCAAATAAACCATCTCTATCAATAAATTTATCTACAAGTTCTACAATTTCAGGAGCATCATTGTATCCGTTCAATCCTACCACTGTTAACTGGTATGGGTTTGGTTTCAAATAAGCTAAATACATTTTATCTCCAATGGTAAACTCTGGGTATTTTACGGTTAGTTTTTTGTATCGTAAAATGTCGTTTGTAGCTATGGCTGCTTTTGTGTTGATTGGGCATTTCAATTTCAATTTGGAAAATAAATCACCGGCCATAGGTTTACGTTCAATATATTCACCCATTTTCTTCAATCCAGTTGGTTTCAGTAAGTTGATCCACTCAATTTCACCAACCATTTTCTTGAACTCCATTACGTCTTTATCTATTTCTTCTTTTGGTTTACCAAATAGAATATTTTTGATCAAATTTTCTCCAAAGTTTCTAAATAAAGGAGGGAAATTAGATTTCATGATGTCCATTCCTTTCATCTCCAATTCCTCAATTGGTATGCCTTCTTTGTTTACAATGTACATTGCGTAACGGCGTTTTCCGGACCAATACGCTTTTTCAGCGATTACCTCTTGCTTGAGCACAAAGTGGTGTTTACCAGTTATATTAAATAAATTTTTTACAACAATATCTAGGTTATTGTTTGATTTTTCTTGGATTTTGTCTGTAAGTTTAAGAATAACTTCTATACGTTTTTCCCTAGGCCAAGAGTCTGAATCTGGGTATAGTTTTTGGAGTAATTTAGTAAGGGTAAAATATGCGCTGTCAGTATCTGACGCTAAAACATGTTTTGGGTGATCCATTGAGTTAGAGTTTTTTCAATATTATTATATTCATAGTAAGGTATCCTTAATAAAGTAATATTATTTGCTAAGCAAAAATTAGTTTTAATTTTATCTAATTGTTTTCTATTTTCCAATCCTTCCTTCCCACCAAATAATTTAACTTCTTTATAATGTAATTCCCCATCATATTCAATACATAAATTATATAAAGGAAGATAAAAATCAAAGGGAAGATATGTTTTATTTTTACATTTTTCAAATTTGTATTGTGGGATAAACTGTATGTTATTTTTTTTAAGAAAAATTCTAATTTTTTCTTCTCCTAAACTATTTTTACAATTTGGGCATCTTTGACCAAATAAATGGTTTGCTATAGTTTGGTTAAATTTACCATGTTTAGGGCATATCATAACCATAGGTTTATAATAATCGATATATGTTTCCCATTCATATTCAAACACATTTCCTATTTTTTCTTTAATTTTTTGTTGTATATTTTTTATAGTAAGTTTCTTTCTTCCTTTTGGATTACAAAGAGGACATTGTTGTTGTTTATTTTTTAAATTATCTATAGTATTATGGAATAAACCATGTTGGGGGCATATTATACTATATGATTTTTTAAAATCTATTTTTTCATCTATTAAACTATAATCATACCCATTTAATTCTGTTAATTCTTTAATAATTTCATAATTAGATAAATTTCTTCCAACACATTTGGGACATTTACATTTCAATTTACCATAATGAAAATATGCATTTTGGAAGAAAGATCCATGTTTAGGACATATAATTTCAATTTTATGTTTATCCCCTTTATATTCTACTTTAGAATAGTCATATATGTTTTTATGTGTTTGGACACATCGTCTTATTATTTCATCAGTTGTTAGCATATATTTTTATTATACATATGGAAAACCTTATAAAGCATTAATTTCTTCTTCAATCATTTCATCTATAAATTTAATTGTTTCTTTTATTAATCTTTGGCCACTATTTGTGGTTGCTGCTGAACATATTTTAAATCCATCTGTGAAGCGCCATGAATTAATTGCATAGGTACCATATAAACTATTTTGTAAGATCTTAAAAGCCATTTGGTACAAGTCATATAGTTTATAGTTTGCCCAATCTTCTGCTTTACCAGCTGTTTTCTTAAGGGCTCTATAGTGTTCTCGTTGATCGAACCAATCCTCTAGTACCTCACAAGCTATGCTCTTTTGATCGGTTCTATAAAATGCTCCACTAGCGGAAATGGTCCAGCTATTGTCTTCAATTAATTTGATTAGAGCACCTGCAGATATTCCAGCATCTTTTAATGTATAAGATCGTTTAACTAGCTTTTGTATGTGTAATTTTTCTTCAGGGTCAAGTTTCTTTAACTGCTCAAGTGAATTATATTGTTCGTAATTGTTTTTTGTAACAATTCTACCTACCAATGTTTCAACACCCAAATTTAGAGATTTAATAATTGAAGGATATAGTGAGGTAAAATCTAAATCACTTACATCTGAATATAGTCCTGGAATGGGATCAAGTAAATATCCACCTGCGTAGCTGTCTTTTTTACGAATTGATTTTGGGAATCGATTAATGTATTTTCCCGACATTGTCTTTACTACAATATTATCTTTCTCAAAGCTATATACAGTACCTTCAATTGTTGAAGTACCACGTTGATGTATAACATGATCACCTAGTTCAAGCTCTCTAATGGTGGGATTTGTAGTAGTTGGCTTATTCGGTGCAATTATACCTTTGCGTTTTAAATACGTTAAAATCGCCCCTTCATTTAATATAGTATTATAATAAATTGATTCATATGGAGTGTGACATAAATGGGAAATCAAAATAGTTAATTCAATAAATTTTAATTTTTCCTCTAATGCTTCTATAATCTCAACATCTCGAATGTTATAGTCTATAAACTTAATTGGATCTTCTCTAAATAAAGTATCTAAATTACCGTTATATTCAATTTTACCTAATTTAACATATTTTGTACCAATATCACCTAATTTATATGATGGCTCTTCTTTCATAATATATTTACGAAGCAACAACATATAATCTAAACTACTAACTAAACCAATTTTGATTGGAGAGTTTGGTTGAGATAATGTTTCTGTAATTTTTCCAATTGGGGATAAACGATTTACTTCATCTCCTAAACATTTTTGTATTCTATAATATAAATACGGAATATCAAAGAAATCACTGTTATATCCGGCAACAATAGTAGGATCAATTTGTTCCCATTTTGATAAGAATTTACGTAATAATGTATTCTCGTCGGGACATGAAATAACTATTTTACCGTCTTGGTTTATATCTTCTATTTTACCTGCTTTATCTAAAATAAAACATGTTTTTTCCTTAGTAGAAACATCAATTAAAGCAATTGCGGTAACTTCAGCATTAGCTTCTCTAATAGTAAATGGGGTAAGTGCACCTAGAATTTCAATTTCAATATCTAAATAAACAGTATTGTGATATTCAGGCATTTCATCTGTTTTATAATACAGGTCTCTTAGGAGTACAAGTTCACGGTCAATATCCTTTTCATAAATTGTAGGATCTTTTCTATCATATTTGCCGGATATTGGAGAACATTTCTCACCAAATAGTGTTTCATGTTCTCCATATTCATCCAACTTATATAGAATAGGCCAATATTGGAATTTATGTATTCCTTTTTTATCGTCCCGTAGATAGTAGTACCATTGATCTTCTCCTGGTAGTCTGTTGTAGTAAATACTTTGATACATAAACTTTATTTGTATGAAGATACAAAAAAAGCCTGGCATTGCCAAGCTTTTCAAATATTATTTTAAAAATTGAGATAAGTCAGGTCTAAAGTAATTGATATTTTTCATTACTTTTCTATCACGTGTTCTATATACAATATAATATTCTCTAACCTTTTCATAGTGACACGGTTCCTTTTGTTCTGAGGAACGTACTCTAACGGTTGCTTGTGCCTCTTCTTCACTAATGCAAGCTTTACTAAGATTTGATGCTTGTACTTCTTGATATGCAGGCCATACTTTATCCTTAAGACCATGTAGCATAGCGCCGTTACCCAATGAAACGTAGGTAATGTCACATAGAGCATCAAGAACTTCAACAATGTTTCCTGTTTCGCATGCATGTTTATACTCCTCCAATTCTTCTAAAATGAAATTATAGACAAACATCCACTCGTTTTCATCAGGTATGTTCGGGGTATAATTATTGGGTTTACCCATTACTGCGTTAAATTCCTCCACTTCTGATACAAATGGAACATAGTTGTCTTTTATGTCTTGTATTTCGTTTGAAATTTTATTCAACTCATTGATTACATCATCTCCAAGTTCAATCTTGGACATCATGGATAGGTCTACTACTTGTGAATGTAATAAATCTATTAATTCTTCTTGTTTTTGTTCTAGTAGTGTCATAACTTATTAAAATGGGGTTTGTGTGTTTGAGCTAAAAAATTTTAAATTTCTTAAAGTTTCAAGTTTATCTTGAGCATCTGCTAATTGAGATATAAGTTTATCCATTTCTTCTAAATGTTGGGGATGTTCTCCAATCCCAACTGAGCTAGTAAAGTAAATAAATAGGGTTGCTTCTGCTTCTGCTATTTGGGCTTTATGTTTTGCTTCTAAAGCTTCATAGAGTAATTGTGATTTTTCCATAATTTTCATTTATTTGTTTTTTCTATTAAGTATATATATAATCTTTCTCTTACGGTTTCTTTCCAAACGTTAATTCGGGATTGACTAAAGCTGTCTTTATGTTTTGGGTCAATTAATATCATTAAATTACCCTCCAATTCAGCATCAATTATTTTAAGGATTTCTTCCTTAGATCTGGTGTCCGCCATTGTTAATTTTTAGTGAATCAAAGAATTCTTGACGTGCTTGATTATTATTATCTATAAACACACCTGATGCTTTTGTAGTTACCATTGAAGCTCCTTTATGTTTAATTCCTCTGCAAGATACACAATTATGTGTTGCTACTATTGTAACAATTACTCCTCTGTTCAATTCACAAATTTTATTTACTGCATTGTGGATTGCTGAAGTTAATTGTTCTTGAATAGCTCCTCTACGACCGAATAGTTCTACAATTCGGTTTAATTTGGATAAACCAATTACTCGACCTTCGTCTCCAACTACATATCCAATATGAACAACTCCTCCAATTGTTTGGTGGTGATGTGAACACATTGAAGTAACAGGAATGTTTCTTTCAATTACAATGCCATCGTATCCATCACTTGGGAATGAAGTAATATCAGACATTGCAGTATATCTTCCAGCAAATAAATCAAACACATATGCTTTTGCTACACGACGAGGTGTTTCTGATGAATTTGGATCATTTTTCCAATCTACACCTAATGCAGTTAAAAATTGACCATAAGCTTCTTCTGCTTCATTGACCATTTTCCATTTTTCTTGTTCTGTAAGTGGGAAACCAGGTGCTACTCCATTTGCAAAACCAATTTGTACACACTCTAGATCAGTGTGAGTTTTTCTACGTTTATTTTCACTCATATATTTAAATTAATCTTGTATTGTTATTTTATCTATTTTATATTGTTTTTTATATCTCTCAATATACGACTTTCCTACTCCAATATCAACGATTTCATATTCATCTGGGATAACAGGTATATGTTTTCTATTAGATATAATGGAATCTAATTCAAGGTTTTTGTATGTGTTTAGGTAGTATTTTTTACCTGTTGGTTTTTTATAAACAACACATATCATTATTTTTTCAGATGCAGGTCTACCTGTTCGAACAAATGTAGATTTAGGTGCGATTTTTTTCGAAGGTCTTCCTCTTCCCATAACTTTTTATTTTATTGTAATATACAAAGGCCCCTTTTGGGGGCCTAATTATTTTTTAAAATTTATCAAAAACTTATTATCAAGGATCTATTGTTAATGTTGGAGAACCTCCTACAAAATATGATGCACTATAAACTGTAGGTATTCCTCCAATATATGAGTATATTAATGAGCTTGAAGGATCGGGGCAAGGAAGAGGATATTGGGTTGTAGTATAATTAAGGGATCCAGTAGCTGTAAGATTAGTTACTGAGTAAACTTCAAAATCATTTGTTGATAGTGAATAATTAAAACTACTGGTTAAGTGTGGGAAACGGATTGTAAATCCTAATGTATATCCTTTATACATCCATCCTGTATCATAAGCAAAGTCTGAAGTCCTATGGTATGGGATAAAATTACAAGGTATAGAGCCTGATAATGATGGTAAATTAATCCACCCTGTTGGAGAAGAAGGGGAAGGGATAAATGGAAGTGTGTAAGTGCTATACCTGGGGAAAGAATTAGATCGGGGTGGTGGATCTGAAGTGCAAAAAGATCCGCTAGGGGAAGGAGATGCAGCGGATTGGTAAACCTTAATATTGGATTGAAAAGGGTTAGCAGCTTTAGCTCCTACAGTAGTAGTAAAGGTAATGATTGATTGATTTTGTACATTCTGATTATAAGTATTTATTGCAAAGGTGTTAATGATAGAATAACAATTACTGCATGATAAATTATTAGGGTAACAATTTACCATTGGGGTTTGTGGAATTGTTATAGACCAAGAGGTGGCGGATGGATTATTATCATTAACGTAAACTATATTGAAATAATCATTTATATGGAAATTAAAATTATAAAAAGTAGTGTTATCCCCACAATTAGCATTTGAAGATAATTGAATTGGAACCACTAAATTAGTATAATTATAATAATCTAAATTAGTACTTCCTGCAGAGCATAAAACTTGGGGAGTTGGGGGTGATGGTTGAATGGTGTTGAATGAAGTATCTAAAGAATTTTTATAATATAAATAATCACTATATAAATTAAATGTTAATTGGATTTGTTGTGGAGTTTTATTTAAAGTAATTATCCCCGTTGAAGAAGGACCACATGTAGGAGGATGTATTGAGCTGTAACTACAATTAGATGTTGGTGTTAGTGGGATATATTGAGTTCCAGGAGGGAAGGACATTTGATTGCCAACCCATGAATATGAACCAACTAAATTTCCATTCAAACTTGTAAGGGGATTGTTCATAGATAATAAATCTGATTGGTCAGCACATCCTGTTATGTTTAGAATGAGTTTTTGAGCATCACACCCATATATTTTTGTTAAATAAAGTGAACTAATTTTAGGTAAACTGTTTGGCCAGTTATCAAAATTACAATCAGTACAATCGAAATTATCTAGACATTGGAATGCTGCTTTCCATTGAGTATTATTGTTTGTTGGGTTAGGGGTTATTGTAATTTCAAGTAAATCGGGGGATGAAGGATTACTACTTGTTTCTAGGTTGGTTAAAGTTAATACTCGTTGAAAGCCTTGATATGGAGTTGAATTCCCATATAAATAAGTGCCCGATTCTTTAGGCCAAACATTATTTAAAGGTTGGTTTGGGGATTGGGGAAGTGTTGGGGTTGTAGAAGGATTTATTGGAAAAGGTGGAAATTGAAAATCATTCCCCCTTTTAAGTTTTTCTAAATAAATTGGTTGAGAATATAAACTGGGATTTGTAGTTACACTTGGATCTCCAGATTTCCATTTAATTTCTATTTCATCATAAACAGAATAGGCTCTAAAGAAATATGCAAAATATTTTGTTGTAGGATCTAGAGCATATGTTAGTGATACAGGGGCAGATGTAGTACCTATTGCTTGACTATCAAAATCAATTTGATGGGTATATTTTGCTATCCCTTGAAACGGACCATTATCACATTGTAATGGGTCTACTACAATTGTATCAAAGCAACTTTCAAATGGAATTAATTGTCCACCGGCAGATCCACTTACACTGCTATAAGTTACACCATTAATTGCTATATCATGTACAATACCTTCCCAGTTACCTGAAAAAACAGGGACTGAATTATTTCCTATTAGAGGGTGAGTAAATTGATAAGGGGTGAATAATGTTCCATATCCTGAAGTTAATACAGGGGAAGAATAGTTTCCATTTAAATACCATCCAATTACATAATCTGTAACAGGACCACAAGTACTAGTTAAATTTCCTGCTACAATAGATCCTATAGTGGATGTAGGAAATTCATCAAATATTAGAGGGCAAGTTTCACAAAATATTGGAGGTGGGCCTTGGGGAATATCAATTATAGCATAACAACACTCAATTGTAAGTTCCCCAGCAGTTATATTAGTAGGACTAAATATAGCAGCAGCAACATTTAAGTTAGGATCACATTGATCTATAACTATAATTTGAGTTGCTCCTGCAGGAAGATTAGTAAGTATGTAAGGGCAATTTCCTATTGGGAATGGGAATAATTGGGTATAATTAATACCTTGGTCCAAAGGGACAGTAAATCCATCTAAATTTTGATAAATAGCAAAACCATTAGGAGATAAATTATTAACATTAAAATTTGGGGTGTTTTGGTCTAAACAAATAGCGTAGCTCATATTTTTTTATTTTTTTTATTTAACAAATATTATGTTTTTCTGTAAGACCAACTTGCCAATAAGTTGAACCACTACAAATTAAAGTTGAATTGCTGCTACTTCCTGAAACGGTTTTATATACTATTGTATTTCCATCTACTACAGGAGCTATACTTCCAGTCCACGCTTTAATCCCTAATTGAGATGCAACGTGATCTATGCGGCAAGCTAATCCTATACTAGAAGCAACTTCATATCCTGAAAATTGGTTATATGGCGCTCCATCTCCAGCAAATACTAAACCAACTATTTTCCAAGTCCCTCCAATATTAGCAATTAATGTAGAACCTGAATCTCCTGCCCAAGCGGGGTAAGGACAAACTGCAACTTGTGATCCAGATGTTGGGGGAGAATATGATGCACTATTATCTGGTTTAACAAATGCAATTAAGTCTTGCACATATGCTGCAGTTAAAGATCCTTGAAGATTATATCCTACATTTGTGTTAACCATTGAAAATATTCTTAAAGGGCATAAAGTACCAGGGGATCCTTTTGCTCCTGTTGTTCTTCCTGAACTATAAAGTTCGGGATTTGAATTTAATAAATTATTTATTTCTAATGTTGATGCAAATGGCATTGAAGATGTATAAACTAATCCTACTTGTTGAAATGAAGAAGTAAAATCTATAATTGTAGCTCCTCCACTTGCTGTACAATAAAGTGAAAATATAGCTGCATCTGAGTTATTAATTAACGTATTATTAGTTGCAGTAGAAGCTGAAGTGTATAATGGTACGTATCTTAATACTCTTCCAATTTCAAGATTACCTCCAGGGTTTAATATTGAATTTTCTCCAGTTTGGTAAACATAATTACCTTGAATAGTAGAATCAGAATCTATTAAATCATATTCATTTTGTGGGTTAATATAAGTTCTTTGGCTTGTGTAAAATGGATCTCTAACTACTACGTGATTATTTGTTAAACCAACTAAAGCGTTTGAAGCTGAATCTTGACAAACTAGTCCCATTGTTCCTACTGATCCCTGCCCATATGGAGGACATTTAACGGTTGCAGTAATTGAAAGTCCTCCTTTTATAGCTCTTGTTGTTTGTCTATTAATTGGATTTTGAATAGTAGCTGAGCTAGTAGGTCCAACACCAAATACCCATGGATTTTCTCCGAAATAACAAGTAGCACTACAAACAAAAGGATTGATTTCTCCGGTAGCTAAAATTATTTGAGTTGATATTAAATTCTCACTACTTCCTGACCAGTTATAATTTGTGTATTGATCTACTAAAGTAGATAATGAAGCCGATACTTTTGAAGGAGAAGTTAAATATGTTGAGGAAGGTACAAAAATTTGTAAGGAAGCTGTACCTGTAGATAGAATACCTTCATCATACATTGTTATGATTCCTGGGTTTGAGCCAGTTATTGAAGAGCTATATTCCATTTCAAATCCATATCCTACCCATGATCCTGTAGGGAGTAGTTCGTTAAAAGACATTGATATTAGGATATCTTTTATTTCATCTTTGTATTCAAAAGCCATTTTATTTTATTTTTTTAATATTAACAATTTTTAGTTCCAAATTTCATATAAATAGTATGAATAGCATTACATTCATCACAATTATCATATACATAATTACTTCCTGAAAAATAATTTCCTGTGTAAAGAGTTTGTGATGGATAATTAGGAAGTCCTGTTGCAATGTTTGTAAATTCCCAACAGTCTTGATTAGAATCTTTTTGAACTTCTCCTGGGGTTATTGTGCTTCCACTTATACTTTGAACTAGATATTCATTTGTTCCACATTTTTGGTAAATATAATAACTTGGAAAAGTATAACATTCTCCAGTTAATGGATCAATATTTCCTGAAGAAATTACTCCATTGTTAAAATCATTATCATAAAAACAAGATGAAGCTGTTGTGGGTGAATTGATAGCATTACCCCAAGTAGTAGGATTAGTTGTAAGAGATATAGTAGACCCATTATTGTATTGGGTTTCTGATAAGTTTTTATCGATCCAAACTTGAGTTCCAATAACTATACTATCATATAAAGTTCCATCTTTACCTGTATAATCTCCAGCTATTACGGCTCCATTAACTTCTCCAGCAATTGCAGGTCTAACTAAACGAAGAGAAAAACCATAATTTTTAGTATAAATGTTTCTATAAACATCATCTGAAAAATGCTTTAATTCTCTAGTGTATAGTTGAAATGGATTTGGGGACGCTGATGATGAATTAGCACTCCACCAATATCCATCAAATCCTAATCCGCTATATGCTCCTAAATTATCTCTTTTACCACCAGCGGTTCCTACCCATCCACTACTTCCAGTAGCTGTTTGAGCACCTATGTTTGGATTTTCCCAACAAGTAGCATTTAAATCTCTAGTGTAATCTTTTAATTCACCTCCAGCAGTAGTTCCTAAACTACCTGTTACGGTTGGAGGTACTACTCCACCATTAACATATGTTATTAAAGTATCCCAATCAGTTTCAGCCGGAATAACCCAAGTAGAAGCATTCATAGAACCAGTATTAATAATACCTCCAGGTCCACGACCTTGAAGTATATATCCTCCTGCATCTACTACATATCCGTTATATAATCTACCGTGAGTACATTCAATGCAACTTCCACATGGTGCATTTGGGAGTAAATAATTACTTCCTTGGGTTATACATCCATTACATGCCGATCCACTTATAGGAACACTGCCTGAAGGGCATATAGGTATATATGATTGGGGAGAAGGTTCATTAGATGGGAAATAATAATAAAGGTACATGATAGGATTCCCTACTACTTGGGGGAATGGATTAGGTATTAACGCGTTTAAATTTGGAAGATAAGCTGTATCCCATGTAATATTCAAATCACTTAAATCATTTGCATTTGCAATTTCCGTAGCAGTATTATCAAATATCATAGCACCTAAATATGAAATTCCACACGTTGACCCTCCTCTAGCTTCAACATTAATGGTATTACAAGATCCTGAAGGAACGGTTACTGGGTAGAGATATATGTTGTAAAGGCCTGAAAGGAATGAATTAATATTCTGTGCCCCTGGAGCTGTAAGTCCTGGGTATGATTGGTAATTACCATTAGGGATCATCCATCCATAAGATCCAGTAATAAGATTATTAATATAAGGGTTTTTTCCATAAAATGGAGCTGGGAGAGTGCCTAATCCTGTAGTAGGAGTAGCAAAGTATCTAGCATATATTTGTTTAACATATTCTGGGTAGTTTGTTGGAGTCAATGGTTGAATAATTCCCTGGGGTGATGGATTTGTTTGGAGAATTGTAACCCCATTTAATTTAATTTTCCATTCTAATGCTGCACAAACCATAACATAATATGTTTTAGTAATGGGGGTATTAATGCTAGTTCCACACCCCAACCATGCTGTTTGGTTAGAATTCAATGGATTTTGGATTAAACCCATGCTTCTTAATCTTTTTTGTATCCAACGAGACCATACATATGTTGGTGTTGGAGGGGGGGAGGTAGTTTGAAGATTAATCCCATTAATCGAGGGTAAATAATATGGATTATTACCTGCGGCTGGGGGGGTAGTCCAAAATGGAGCTTTTAGTATATCAAAAGTATATTGTGTTTTATGTATATTAGGGTTTCCAGCAATTGGAGATGGATTATTTAATGAAGCTGTACTTTGACCATTTATATCATATTGATAATATAATGAAGGTTGGCTCCATCCAGCAATTGGAGATAGAGGGGTTCCACTAGTTAAGTATACCATTGGTAAATTACCGGGTTGAAGTAAGCCTGGTCCTACGCTACCGTTAAATCCTATTTGGAATCCATAATTAGGGATATTTGGAACTACTGTTGGTGGAATTGTACTTATATTATTAGAAATACAACTTCCACTTCCATTACTAATATATCCTTCAGGACATAAACAATCATATTCAACTGTTTCAAAAGTACTAGCAGATCCTGTTATTATACAATCTGCAATTTCTTCAGGAGGGCAACTTAATAACGTAACACAAATATTATCTATATTAATTTCAGCATTAGCTGCTGTACTTCCGGGAGGAAATCCAAAATAAAAAGTAAGATCATTAGTACTAATATTATTTAAAATAACAGTATAAGCAGTTGGGATTTGAGTAAGATTATTTGTTGAATTGTTTATTAAATTTAAAGGATAATTTCCATCATCTAATATTATCGTAGCATTAGCACTATTTGCTGGGGAAATGCTAGCCCAGGCTTGAAAACACACACTATATGAACAAGAAATGTTAAAAACGTTTGCTTGAGTTAAATATACACTAGAAGTATTATCGTTATTAAATTGAACTCCTGAACTTATACCTGCAGTTGCATATCCAGATAATGGATCTATTAACATTATACCAGTTCCTGGAGTGTATGTTGATGGGGTTGAAACCCAGTTATCAGTAGTGGCAAAATTTCCATTAATAACTAAATTTGGCCCTGGGCAATCACAGTATGTAGGTAAAATTGGTGGGTAAAAACAATTATTTTCACATTCTATTAATGTAGCATATGAACCTGTATTTGCATCATCTCCAAGAACACATCCATTTGGAGTACAATTATATCCGTAAACCGCAGAACAAGTAGCAGTACATTCTACTATAGTATCATATGTTCCTGGGTTTGTTGATGTTCCAGGGATACAATTTCCATTAACACAGTTATATCCATAACTTACAGGACAATTAGTGTCACATTGTAAAAATGTATTGTATATACCTGGATTATCTTGGGTACCAGGGACACATCCATTAGGGATTGTA